AAATAACATCAAACGCCAAAATACAATAAAAAGAAACGTTTGTTCTACTTGATAGCTGGTCCATGGTGTCAAAGTCGAATGTTTCAATTTCTAATGCACGTTTTATGATTCGAGGTGGTCCATATGGAAATTCAATCTCCTCATTTAGTTCCAATTTCCTATTTTCTGAAGACATGTCAAGGGATGGCCATATACGATTCCTAGCTCTAAATTCAGCCGAATATTCTAGACATTTCATTGCCACGTTTTTTTCAGCAAAACATACGAAACGAGATTTCGAGTTTGGATCCACTAGACTTAGATATGTACCATTGTAATTTAATTTGATGAAGTGGAAATCCATATTGTAATATATGAATAAAAAAAATATCAAAAGAAATCAGATGCGCAGATCACATATAATAGCATTACCATTTGTGATCATCATTATGATAGCAGCATATCGTATTTATATACTCACTAGAGGCTATGATAGTTTTAATTATCCAGGTGGTTTCAAAGAGTCGTGTAAACCTGGTGCACGTCTACGTTCATATAAAAAAAGTATAAGATCTACATGGGATTCTAGGGGTATATCTAAATTATTTGATTCAGTAAACATAGAAAAACCATATGGAGATCCCGTAGACTCTATATCCATAAAGACAACATCAAAGGAGTATTTCAGTGAAAAGTATCTGTACACAAACACACCATGTATCATCCTGGATATACCAAATGATTGGACTGCTATGAAAAAATGGTCATTCGAAAATTTCAAAGAACGTTTCGGAAAGTCTAAATTTCGTGTAACTGGGAGAAATAGTAGCCTTAAATATGAGTATTTTCACCATTACATTAATTCAGTGAAACATAGGAGAGATGATGTACCAGTGTTCATCTTTGACAGTACTTTTGCCGATAAAGGTAAAAAAATGAGGGAACTTCTAAAAGAGTATACGATACCGGACTGGTTTGATGAAGATCTTTTTAAATGTTTATCAGAAGAAGAACGACCAAACTTTAGATGGTTATTAATGAGTACACGAGGAGCTGGTACATCTCTTCACATAGACCCAGTGAGTACGAGTGCATGGAATACTATGATACAGGGAAAGAAAAGATGGGTCTTATTTCCACCAGAAACCTTTAAATCTGAAAATGGATTCAATTCCACAGTGAGAGGTGCTGAATGGTTTCTGAAAGAGTACCCCAAATACAAACACTTACCTCACAAAGATTTCATACAGCTTCCAGGTGAGACTGTATTTTTACCGAGTGATTGGTGGCATATAACTGTCAACTTTGAAGATTCTATCGCCGTCACACAGAATTTTCTTATACAACAGAATTTTAGTAAAGCTCGGATTGCAATGTATAAGCAATTACCTAAAGTGTATCTGAAATGGATACGTCTTCTAAATGAACAAATAGATACAGATCCAGAGATGTATAAGAAATTTAATGGTAAAGTAAAAGAATATAGAACACTGGATTCTATCGATTATTCTTCAGATCGTAACGAGAGTGAAAGTGACATCGAATAAAAACTGTCCCAATTATAAATGAACTTCCCAAAGACCCCAGGTCAGTGTAAATATATGCTCGCCCTCAGGTCATCCAAACCTATCGTCATAGGAACAGGGCCAGCTGGTTCAGGGAAGACTATGCTTGCGTGTCAAATTGCTCTCGAACATGTACAAAAGCAGCAACGTCCTAAAATTGTTTTGACTCGACCTATTGTCGCTGCCGATGAGGATATGGGATACCTCCCAGGAGATATGAATGAGAAGATGGAACCATGGATAAAACCAATGTTCGACATTTTTGAGCAGTACTTTTCATACAATCAGATTGAACGGCTCGTTAAAATAGAACCACTCGGATATATGAGGGGTCGAACATTCACTGATACACTCATCATCGCCGATGAGATGCAGAACGCCACCCCCAATCAAATGAAGATGCTCCTCACGAGAGTCGGTGAGGGGACAAAACTCATCGTAACCGGTGACTTGGAACAGTCAGATCTTGGGCCAGATAACGGTCTCGAAGATCTTATATATAAGATGCAATGTCAAGACCTCGACTACATCACACATGTAGAAATGGAAGATGGGGATATCGTTCGTCACCCGGCGGTTAAAGAGATACTTAGTATCTTGAATAAATGAAAGTGATACTCGCCCTCCCGGGTCGCACATTCTCCGGAACGTTCCTCATGAACTGGTCACAGACCATAATGACTCTCACAAAGAGAGGGTATGATTTCGTCGTGACCAATGAGTTTTCGAGTTTTGTTCCCTTTTCACGGATGAAGACTCTTGGTCTTGATGTACTTCGAGGTGCCGACCAGGTTCCGTTCGGTGGTGAAGTAGAATATGATGTATGGCTCACTATAGATTCTGATATTGTATTTACACCTGAACAAGTCATAGAACTCTTAGAGGATACCAAGACGTATCCAGTGGTTTCAGGTTTATATCGAATGCAGGATATGAAACATTATGCGTGTGTGAAAGACTGGGACTTGGAGTGTTTCAAAAAAACTGGTTCGTTCCAATTCATGAAGGTTGGGGAACCCGAGAAGGAAGAAAAATATATTCCAGTGGCATATAATGGTATGGGTTTCTTCGCGTGTCGTAATGGGGTCATAGAGAAGATGGCATATCCATACTTTAGCTACCCTCTCATAGAGATTGAAGCTGAAGATGGGAAACTCTTACGGGATATGTGTTCCGAAGATGTAGCATTTTGTAAGAACCTCAAGGACGCCGGATTTGAGATAATCGTGAATACGACCCTCCGTGTTGGTCATGAGAAAACTCTCGTAATTTGAGAGTTTCAACGCCATTGTATAACCTTTTTAGATGTGCGTCAATTAATTCAATCTTGTCCAATACGAATTTCTTTTCTGATTCGTATTCTTCAAAATCTTTTTTTCGCTTCTCATACCACTCTTTGATATCTTCCACCGCAAATTCAATTTCGGCACATTTATCAGCGAGTTTGTAATCGATTGGTAATTTACTGAGACTGTATGCTATATCATCAGCCCTAGATTCTAGATCCTGGTAAGAATCTTTGAACTCTGCGTGTTCTTCCATATTCATTCACTGATTTTTATTTTCATACATCTCTTTCGCAGCATTAATCCTATATTCTAAACTTGTGGCTGGCCACTGAATAAGGAAGTCATCCTCCTGCCATTGACCATCTGTATCCAATATATCATTGAAATGTGGTCGATTTTTTAGTAAAGGTAATTTCTTATAATCGTATGAATTCATCACACGCTGAGGTAAAACCTTAATGACTTCTGCCCAGAATGTTCCACCAGGGGTCATACCATTCTCTCGTAAATGTGAACCTATAGCCAAATCTTGTATAAGTTGATTTTCCACCATGTACCAATTTCTGTAAAGTGGCATACCCGAAATCACCGTGTTCAGAAATGCCTTTCCTATAGGAGTATTTTTAACAAGCATATTCCCACAATTAATACCGTTACAATCAGCTGGAATCATAACATGTGTATTTTCACCCGCATGTTCCTTAATGATATCCTCAATCTTTGTGTCCATATTCGTAATCATAACATCACAATCGGTACTAAAAATCCATTCAACTTCTGGATGTCTCCTGAACACATCTTTAATGAGAAATATCTTACCCCACCCAATCGGGATATGGGTATCGGGGATCGGTGGCGGCCATGCCATAGGCTTTCCAGTTAGAGAAGCTCCACCATCATCAGCGTATTCAAGTATATACCCATGTTTTTCACAATATTCTTTTTTATTCTTATGAAGTGTCCATTCAGCTAACGGTACATATTTTTGGTCATGTACCGATATAACACCTATCATATGTAATAGTTATTGTATACATCTTTAAGTTTATGATTAAAGATTTGTAAATAATTATTATAAATGAATACTTGTGATTATATCATAGATACACTTTACTTGAATGGTATAGATACATATTTCTTAGTAACCGGTGGGTCTATAGTTCCATTCATAAACGCAGTTTCTCTAAACCCCAAAGTGAAATATTATTGTTTTCAACATGAACAATCAGCAGCTATGGCCGCTGAGGGGTATTACAGAAGTTGTGGTAAAGTTGCATGTGTATGCGTCACGAGTGGGCCGGGTGTTCAAAACATCTTAAATGGTGTATGTGGATGTTGGTACGACTCTGTACCTGCATTTTTCATCACCGGTCAAGTGAATACGAAAGAAGATCTATCGAATTTCAAATCAAAGCCTCGACAAAGTGGGTTTCAAGAAATGCCTGTAGCTAGGATGTTTGAGGAGGTCACGAAGAAATCTGTACATGTTTCAGAACTTGGACAACTCGAGGATGTTCTCAAGGAGTTGTTAACTGAACTGAAGACCCCACGATATGGTCCAGTTCTTATGGACTTACCAGTGAATCTTCAAATGACCATGATTGAAGATGTTGAACCTTTTGAAGTTGTGCCTCATCTTCATCGTGGTACGACACCATATGATTTATCCTCATACATTCACAAGAGTAAACGACCCGTTGTCATATTCGGGCACGGTGTAAAACTTGCAGGGGCAGAGAAAGAGGCTATGGAATTTATCGAAAAGACAGAACTACCGTTTACAGTTTCTTGGGGTGCATTTGATATATGTGCAACCGACCACCCACTTCGCATAGGTTCTCTGGGTGTTTACGGTGACAGAGTTGCGAATTACGCTATTCAAAATGCGGACCTCGTTATATCTATTGGAAGTCGTCTTGATAGCCGTCAAATTGGTGGAAGTGGACCAATGTTCTCTGTGCATTCAAAAAGGATTATGGTAGATATTGACACCGAAGAAATTAACAAAATGTCGGAAAAGGGGGTTGAAATTGACCTCGGTATAGTGAGCGATGCCAAGAACTTCTTCAAAAATGTTATTATGCATAGTTGTGCAGCTCTTGTGCAATACGGAAACTTCGCGAGGTGGACACAAAAAATAAATGAATGGAAGCAGAAATACAGTGAAGAGAAATCACGTGAAGGTGACTCAGCTGTTTATGATCACCTAGATGGTTTTTTTAAAAGCCTTCCCGATGACTGTATAGTCGTACCAGATATAGGTGGTAATCTGGTGTGGACAATGCAATGTGCCGTGCTCAAGGATGGACAAAAGCTTTTCACAAATTTTAGTAATGCGTCTATGGGGTGTGCGCTCCCTATCGCGATTGGTGCCGCGATAGGAACGGGTAAGAAGGTTTATTGTATCGCTGGTGATGGTGGGTTTCAAATGAATATTCAAGAACTCCTAACTGTCAAGAAATATGACCTCCCAATTGAAATTACAATTTTAAACAATAGTGGCTATGGAATTATTAAACAGTTCCAAGATAGTTACTTCAATTCAAACTATGTTGCGACATCTAAGAGTGATGTATTTGGTGACGAAATTGATTTTGTAAAAATCGCGGAAGCCTATGGTGTGAAAACTCTACAAGATATTCCCATACCAGAGACGCAAAAAATTTATCCTAAGCTTGAGTTTGGAAACTCACTTGAAAATATGACACCCTATATCGACTTTGAAAAAGACATGATTGTACCAGTCCCCCCTAAGAAGAATCTAGGGTGGAACTGATGTATAACTTTCACCCAATTTTGATGCATCTTTCACCTCATAGGTGGCCCCAAACCTCCCCGCCCACTGTGAAAGAAGTAACTTTTCTTTATACACGAGATTACAAATCTTAGGCATCGACCATTTAGATGTTACATACTCACAAACAATCTTTTTAACATCTTCAATGTCGATGAAGTCAAAATATCTGTCTTGATCGATAATAACATGACCCTCGCGTTTACATACTGCACTGAAACGAGTTGGTAATTCTCCGGGTCCGTAACACCCCCATATACGTAAAGAGTATGCATTTGGTAATGTATCTATACGACGATCAATAACCCACTTTGAAAGACCATATGGGTCCATAGGTGGATTCCCACTGAGGGCGGCACCACTTGAAAAGTACAATATCTTACCCTTAAAAACCCGAACAACATTTTCAAATAGTATGATATTTTTGTATGTTGTAGATTCATTTTGTTTATCTATACTCGCAACACAATGAATAACAATATCGTATATATGTGTTTTAAAATATGTTTCAACAGTCTCCCTATCCATCAAATCAAGATCATGTCTAGTGACCCCAATCCAGTTCGTATCATGTATTAAATTTTTACCGATAAAACCATTGGCACCTAATACACATACTTTCATATGATTTAAAGACAAAGATACTCTTTAAATCATAATGACTAAGAAGGTCTGGTACGCCCCCAATAAATTTGAATCATATGGAGAAGAAGAGATTAAGGCTGTTGAAGACTGTCTCCGTGATGGGTGGCTCGCAGGATTTGGTGACCGTACAGTGAAGTTTGAGGAAAGGGTAGCGGACATCTTCGGAAAGAAACAAGGACTCTTTGTCAACTCTGGGAGTAGCGCGATCCTCCTCGGTCTATGTGCCCTAGATCTTCCCAAGGGGACTGAAGTCGTGACACCTGCATGTGGTTTCGCCACGACTGTCGCCCCTCTCATGCAACTCGGTCTCAAACCAGTGTTCTGCGATGTTGGTCTGTATTCATATGTCCCCACCGTTGACGACCTCAAGAAGGTTGTCACACCGGAAACGAAGTGTCTCCTTCTCCCTAATCTTATCGGGAATGTTCCCGACTGGAAGGCCATACGTGAAGCGTTTCCCGATCTCATTCTCTTTGAAGATTCTGCCGATACCATCACTAAAACTCCATGTACAGACATCAGCACCACGAGTTTCTACGCGAGTCATGTCATCACTGCTGGTGGCTGTGGTGGCATGGTCATGTTTAATGATGATGAACATCTCAAGAGAGCCCTCATGTTCCGTGATTGGGGGCGTATCGGTGACAACATTGAAGAACCCAGTGAACGGTTCAACCATTCTGTAGACGGTATTCCATATGATTGGAAATTCCTTTACGGTGTCGCAGGGTATCACCTCAAAGCTTGTGAGATGAATGCCGCATTTGGTCTCGTACAACTCGATAAACTTGAGGGGTTTCTCAAGAAGAGGCGTCAAAACATCGAGAGGTACCTAGAGAATCTCAGGGAGACCCCGTACTATACGCTCCCCGATGATTCAAAGACCCCCAACTGGCTCGCTATTCCTCTTCAGTGTCCAGACCGTCTCGAACTCTTAAAGTTTCTCGAAAAGAATGATGTTCAAACACGTGTCACATTCGCGGGGAACATCACAAGACATCCAGCGTTTAGGGAGTATCTCGATGTGTTTGAAAATGCTGACCGTATTATGAAGGATGGATTCCTACTTGGTGCACACCACGGTATGACGATAGATGATGTGGACCGTGTGTGTGAATTGCTTAAAAAATTTGCCAAATATAAACTAAAAGGAAGATGTTGTCTAATGTGATGGTCACCGGTGGTTGTGGCTTCATCGCATCTAATTTCCTAAACATCATGAAGAAGAGATATCCCGAAACACATTTTGTAAATGTAGATAAACTTGATTACTGTTCCAATATAGAAAATGTAAATCCAGATGTTGCCACTTTTATAAAGGGTGATGTTGGGAATATGAACCTTATCGAGAACCTGATAAAGGAATATAAATTTGACACTGTATTCCACTTTGCGGCTCAAAGTCACGTCGACAATTCATTTGAAAATGCCCTCTCCTTCACGATGGATAATACCTATGCAACACATGTTCTCATCGAAGCGTGTAGACGACATATACCAAATGTGGACTTCATTCATTTTAGTACTGACGAGGTATATGGAGAATCCAAGACGGATGTACCATTCACAGAGGATGAAGGTGTTCTTCGACCCACAAATCCATATTCAGCTTCAAAAGCTGCGGCTGAAATGATTGTTCGTTCGTACATTGAATCATTCAACATGAACATTAAAATCATTCGATGTAATAATGTTTATGGACCTAACCAATATCCGGAAAAACTTATACCAAAGTTTAAAAGGTTATTGAAAGAAGGTAAAAAATGTACAATCCATGGTAAGAATTGTGCTAATATTAAACGAGCATTCATGCACGTTGAGGACGTCGTGGATGCTGTTGAAACAGTGTGGAAGAAGGGTATGTGTGGTGAAATCTACAATATCGCCTCCGATGATGAACTGACCGTCATGGAAGTAACACACATGATCATAGAAACAGTCACAGGAACCACAGACTATGATGAATGGGTGGGGTATGTTGATGATAGACCATTCAATGATAAAAGATACTATATATGCGCGAATAAACTTAAGGCACTTGGATGGCGTCAAAAGAAAACGAGAGAAGATCTCATAGATTTTTTACGAGTTTAAAGTTAAATTAATCAATGATACCGTATGTGTATACTTTATTATCACCCCAAACAGAATAAGAAATATACTTCATTGTTATTTAAAAGAATTAATACTTTAAATTATATAATGGTGAACATTTCTTATGCTATATGCGTATGCAACGAAGATCGTGAATTGAATTCACTCGTGAATTTCATATTGAAATTCAAGGCTATTGGTGATGAGATCAATATCCTCGTGGATTCCAAGAATGTAACACCTGAAGTTCGTAAAGTTTTGGAATCTTATGGTGATAAGATCGTAGTTAATGAACGTGACTTTGATGGAAAATTTTCCGAACATCGTAATTACCATGCGAGTAAATGTAAAGGTGATTACATTTTTGTTATTGACGCGGATGAAATGCCACAAGAAGCTCTCATAATGAATATTAAATCATTTGAGGGTGATATTATGTACATTCCAAGGATTAATATATGCCCGGGTTATACGGCGGAATGGTTAGACAATTATAAGTTTAACCTAAATGAAATGGGGTGGATTAATTACCCAGATTATCAAGGACGGTATTATAAGAATAACGGTAAGATTAAATGGGAGAATGATCTACATGAGAAGCTTGTTGGCTCTGATAACATTGCACGCGTTGATGCAAAACCCTTAGTTTCTATTCTTCACATTAAAACTGTAGAACGTCAGGATAAACAACGTGAGTATTACGATTCATTGTAAAAATTAGAAAAGCTTAAAGGTAAAGTAAATTAGTAAGTTATAATGACATTTTATATACATGAATCCATGGGTTGGGGGAATGTCGCTTTATGTCTATCAGATCTAGTATATAGAAGTGAAAATCCACGTGTATACAAGAGTATTAATGATGTCGACAGGGGTGTAGTGTTTTCCGGTTTTGAAATTTCGGATGATAAAGACGAAATAAAATTTGAACCACAACTTTATATAAATCCATTTTTTTATCATAAAGTACATGTAAATTTATCTAAAATTATAAAACCAAATGCAGAATTACAAAAACTTATTGATAAAGAACTCGAATTATTGCCATATGATATGAAATACGGGATGCATATTAGACGCGGAGCGTGTTCCGAAGATTCTAAAAATATGGGATGTCACGGTGTAGATGAAAATGGGAATATTAAGATAGCTTATTTCGCAACAGATAATGCATTAGAAAAATTTGCAAAAATCATAGAAAGTGTCGATGGTAAAATTTTTTTAGCAAGTGATAGTTCAGAAGTTAAACAAATGTTTAAAAAAAGATTCCCAGATAAAATATTTACACTCGATCATGATATTGTTCTCACATATGATTGTGTATATTTGAAAAATAAAGAAGTTTCTAAAAGTGATAGGTATGCGTGTTATCTTGATTGGTTTTTGTTATCAAAATGTGATAAATTGTATATAACCGCAGGGAATCAAGATTTAAGTGACTTATCTACTTTTGGCTATAGTGCAGGGGTTTATGGTAAATCTGAGATGGAATTTATATTTAACTGAAAATCTAATATATTTAATTTATGGTCTGCGTCGTTATTAAGAATGTATTCAACATTTTTAATATTGATTTTTTTATCATATAATTATGAATGTAAGAAATCCAATTAGAATCACCATGTAAATAATTTATATTTTCTAAATCAGAATAAGAATGTGTAATTGGTGTATATAACAATGGTTTATTTTGTGATTTTAAAAATCCATGCCATATCACATTTAATGAATGGTCAGGTCTCAGTTTGTCAGTATATGTAATTACTTTGATGACATCTGGTTACCTATTCACTAAAGGAGTTAAGTCAGCTAATAAATTAAGTTAAGTATAATTAGATGACAAATCAAATTGTTTATAATGTATATATACTTATGATGTTCTTGGCCTACGTGATGCGTAGAGCAGGGACATTTTCAATGGAAGAAAAAGTTAAAATGATTGAATTTATAGGTTACATGGCACTCAACCCGAACAAGGTGATAAACCCAAGCATAGCCAACCTACCGTTCTTGAGCTCAGCATCGGGGGTGAATACTCCAATTTTCTCGATGCTGAAGTTTTCGGCTGTGAACAACGACGCGAGTGCCAATGTAGTAACAACACCAGTCGCAGCGATAGCATACCCGGGATCCTCAACCTGCTGAATGACATTTTTACCTGTCATCATCCAGTTTAGAGAACCCCATAGAACACCTTGCATAGCAGCGCGACCATTGAGAACCTCGGCGAATCGAGTCTGTGGTTGATATGGTTCGATCGAAGGTTCACTCGATGAACGAACCTTATAGGAAGAACGTGTACTACGCTTGGTCTGATAACGCTTGTAATACGAAAACTTTACGGGTGCACAAGTGATAGAACTCATTACTGAATTATATATGACATCATTCTTTAATTTCTTTTATCAATATTTTGTTCAGTAAAAACAACTGTACGATAAGACCGATCGTCGTGTACATCGTTGTTGTGTTAATTCCATACTTCCTAGATTGATAAGTAAGCCATAATATACTCGCTATAACTCCTAGTAGTATTCGCTTCTTTGATTTTTTAGTGAGTTCATCAGAATTTTGTACGTCAGAATACATTTGAATAAAACCTATACCAAACGCAGCAGTCGCGATAATATCATTAAATTCCATTCTATGTTATATTATATAAATATTATATAATGGATGCCATTTTACAAAAGTTTGCTGGAAAGATTGATGCACAGAGTGTCATGAAGACTGTCGAAGAAATTCGTGTCGAGTATATTGATGATGGTCTCACTAAAGAGGATATCCCCCCTATCCTAAGTAGACTGATGCTGGAAAGTGTCAAGTTCAAGAAACTACCTGGACCCCAGAAGAAGAAGTTAGTTATCATTATTCTCAATCATCTCATCGAACAAATAGATGATGGTGAAAAGGACAGTGAGTTTGAGATTGTTCTCAAGAGTTTGGTCCCCCCTATGGTTGACAGTTTCGCAATGATGCTCAAGACGAACAAAGCCGTGGCAGAATGTCTCCCATGCCTAAAGTGATATAAAAAGCTGAAGCGTAATTCAAATATATGAGATTTCCTTCTCTGAGTGTTATGATCCAATACGGATTATATACAGTGAAAGAACTTGAACGATTTGCGCAAGGTCTCGTACCGAAAATAAAAATTAAAGCCCTAAGTGAGTGTGATATTTGTGATTTTGTATACGACGGAACAAATTGTTTAAATTGTCAGGTATGAAATACTGTACAGTTATAGGTTCCATGTCTAGAGGACCTTCAATAGAAAGCACTAACCATATGTGTGCAGAACGACAACTCATTCGAAGATTGTATAGAGAATGTTTGAGAAAGGGTCATAAACCACATCATTTTTCTGAATGGGTACAGAGAAAATATGGTCATTTAATAGTGGGACGAAAAACTGTGTACGGTGACGGTATATCATTACCATGTGTCTTATGTAGAAAAGCGATGGAGAAGTATGATATATGCTGGGTCGCACATGATGGTGAACGCTGGGTTCATAGTAAAAAAACCGTAAATTTACCAGAATCAATACCAACAGCCAAACAAAAGAGGATGCTAGGATTTGGGAGTAATGATAAGTCCTAGTGCAGATTCTAGATTATTATGATTTCGTTTTAATGGTTTTGTTCTTTTTAGTTTTAGTGAACTGTTATCAGAGTTCGCATTCTTTATTTCATCCATCTTTCTTGTGTTTGAAACAAAGGGTATCATATTATCCGTATACGGTTTAGTTGCAATTTTCACTGGAAGTTGATTGGTATCTCGTGTTTGATTTTCTCTGAACTGTTCTATAGTTAAATCACCACCAAAGACTGCGAGTCTATATCTATATGGTGCCGGTTTTACACCAGTAAGATGGTTATACATTTTACGACGCATCATTGTAATGTTCCCACATATAATACCACCCCTATTACATCCATACTTCTCGATCGCGTGTGACTTCATACAACTCCATGAACAGTAATTTCCACTTGTAGAGAAAATATTTCTCCGACTATCATGCCTTAAAGGCATACTTAAAGGTGTTCCTTCAAAGGGGTGACAACACCACCAACACCACATACACAATAACAAAATTAACTCTTTAACTGCCTTAGAGTATCACCACGTATCCATGTCCTTTTACTTTTTACTTTTGTTTTAACAACCGACTTACGATAAAAAATACTGAAGAATGATATCATTTAGGTTAAAGAGTTACACACTCTTTAAGTTAAATGATTCTCAGTATAGATGTCGGTATCCGGAATTTAGCAATGTGCATGCTCGACGAAGATCGTGGGAATCTCGTAACAGATTGGGATGTTTCTGGTGTACCACCCGAACATAAGGATGGTCTTTACATATCCCTCCGAGATCACCTCGATGCTCGCCCGTGGGTTATGGGTGCTAAGACCATTCTAATTGAAAAACAACCTGATCGGAACAAGAAAATGATTTCCGTCATGCACTTTCTTCACTCCTATTTTATCATTAAATGCCCGGAAGCTGAAACTATCCTCTATGATGCTCGTCATAAGATTCCGGATGTTGCCGGTCCCGGGAAGGCACAATACAATAAAAGAAAGAAAGTTTCGATAGAACGTTGTGAAGCCTTTATTCGTAGTGGACCGACGAACGCACACTGGCTTGAAACATTTCAAAAGTCTAAAAAGAAAGATGACTTGGCAGACACTGTCATGCAGGCACTGTCATTTGTAAATAGAATTGAAGTCACTCCGGCATCAAAAAAGAAAAAGTCTACAAAGTTGGTGGCTCGGAAACCAAATGAAAATCAAAAAATGACAAAGTATTCTAAATCAAACTTAGCTTGGATTTATGTAAACAAAGTTGAATGTGAAGTTCTTGAAAATAATAAAAGATTTATGAAAGATTTAAAGAGATATTACAGAGACCTAAGTGAGTTGATTAAAGATATGAAGTAAAGTATATACAAATGAGTCTCTCTATTAGAATGTCTGCCAAGCCCAACCTTGACAAGGTTATCAAGGGTAACAAGCGTCTCAAAAGAGCATTTCATTCCCAGAAGAGTAAAAGATTGAATCATCGTGTAGCCCTAGATGAGCTCGATACATTCATGGAACTTGTGGATGACGCGATGGATGCCCTGAATGAGACGAAGGTTGATATCGAAAAAACACAAGAGAAGTTGTATAAACTTTATGACTTTTGTGGTGAGGTTCCATTCAATGATAGTTGTGATTATTAAAGATTATAACGGATAGATTGTTATAATGAAAAAAGTATTGGATCATGGATTTGTAGAGTTGGTGGATCACATGCCCCAAGAGAATCTAGATAAGGCTATCGTTGATGGTGCCCGTGTGAGTTACCAAACGGGTACTAAAACCACTCGTGGTGATCGAGGTCTTATTAGGTATCTTGTCCGCAATTGGCACACTTCCCCACTCGAACTTGTGGTGTTCAAGTTTCGTATTAAGGCACCCCTATACATCGCTCGTCAATGGTTGAGACATCGAACAGCATCTGTAAATGAAATGTCTGCCAGGTATTCTATCGTTGATGAGGAGTATTACGAACCAGAAGTACTACGTGGACAATCTGAAGTGAATCACCAAGGATCGGAGGGTGTTGTGGAACTTGGGAGTGAATTGAGTGAGCTTATGTCTAAAAATTATAAATGTAGTTTCAAGATTTATCAGGAGTTACTTGACAAGGGTGTCTGTAGGGAACAAGCTCGAGGTGTCTTACCACAATCGACGTACACCTCTTTTGTATGGAAAATGGACCTCCACAATCTCATGCATTTCTTACAATTGAGGATGGATCATCACGCTCAAAAGGAAATTCGAGACTATGCCACGGCTATATATGAACTTGTCCAACCCCTGGTACCCCACTCTATGGAGGCGTTCATGGACTTTCGTGTAAATTCTATGCAGTTGACTGGTCCTGAAATTGAAGCTATAAACTCTGGGAAAGAAATTGAATCTCCGGGTGAAAGAAGAGAGTTTCAGGAAAAGTTAAAGCGCTTAAAAATAAAATCATCAGAATAAGTACCTATGATTACAAATGCGTCTGCTATAATGACAACCCAAACACTCTTTAATTTTGAGCTGAACCGTCGCCCCGATTTAGCCCGTAAATATGGGTATTTTAAGGTGATTGAACCTAAAACTACCATACATAATGATGAAAAACGACTCAGCTACATTGAATGCGAAATGTCGCGCCGACCCCGCGCAGCATTCAGAATGAAAATGTATAAAAAATAAATATTCCTTAATAATAAATGCTTGCCATTACAAACACTTTCACTGTATTCGCTGCCGATAAGAAGAACAAGGGGTTCAAGAAGTTAAGTAAGAAGATCCAAAAGGAACGTGACACTGACGTGGACAAGATCAAAGAGAAGGTCACTGATATTTTCCGTGATGAACAGCGTCGTTTGAAGGGATACTTCGATGAGCACAATAAACTGATCAAGAAGGACGACAAACCCAAGAAAAATGGTAAGAAGTCTATCGACTTTTACGAAAAGTAAACCACAACGTACAGAAAACAAAAAACATCGCCAAAGGTGGATTATCCCCAAACTTCTCAGCCAGTAGAGCGCACACCACGCTGTACTGGACGAGCCTGACTTCCTGTTGTGTTTTGATCATCGACCTTTTCATGGACCCCCTAGACTTTTGAAGACCTGACACAGCTGTACTTATTTTACCTATCGTCCCAGGGATCTCTGCGGTCTTCATGAATATATCCCCAATGTCTACAGACTCTATGATTTGTTGTTGGATGAGAGGTTCCAGATAGGTGAAGTAGTTGAAATCTGGATCCAGTTTGAGACAAATACCTTCAATCGTGGAGAAGGCTTTGGCGAGGTACACGAAGCTACTGGGAACGACGAATGGCTTTTCCACTGCGAGTTGTGTGGCGAGATCATCATTCACAATTCCAGAACCATCGAGGGTCTCCAAGTACCCCAAGATAGTTTCAAAGAAGAGTTCAATATCAGAAACATCTGAAGATGTTGGAACAATCACACCCAATTTGACCAGTGTATCTACGATACCCGCAGTGTCCCTCACGATTATGAAACCAAAAAGTTTCGTGAATCCATCTCGTAGTTCATCTGATAAGGGTACGAGTAATCCGAAATCGTAAAATACAAGTTTACCTTTAGATGAAAATCCCAAGTTACCTGGGTGTGGGTCAGCGTGGAAGAGACCATTATCCATAGTTTGAATCACATACGCGTTTATAAGGGCTTCACATATCTTCTTCTTGTTCACCTTCTTATCTGTAATCTCAGTCAGTTTCGTTGACGCGACGTATTCCATTACGATCATTTCATCGTTTGAATACTTTTTATACACTTTCGGAACCTTTACCCAATCAACATCTTTCATACTTTTCCTAAACTTGATGGCATTATCAACTTCTTGTGTATAGTCTGCCTCACCTAACAAGTACTCTATAGATTCATCGAGAACCGTCCCTGAACTATTTCCCGTGTCAATACCTATACGCTCTAAAAAATGTACAATATCGCGTATGTTATCGGTATCCTCCTTCATGATATCCAGAATTCCTGGGCGTTTTAATTTTACAACAACTTTTTGACCGTTATGGAGTACAGCCATGTGGACTTGACCGATACTCGCGGATTTAAATGGTACAGGGTCAAATTCTTTAAAAATAGTATAATCTACAATGGTCTCGAATTCCACGGGAGGGACGTCATCTTGAAGTGATTCCAGTTCCTTTGTAAATTCAGGAGGGTAAAGGTCCCCCCTCGTCGAAGCGATTTGACCCAATTTTACAAATGTTGGTCCGAGATCGAGGAGTTCACCTTTTGTCCATTGACCAAGTTCTTTTTTATTTTGTACAGTGGCATTCTTCCATAGAAACTTACCCGCGAATTTCCATGTTTTCAACTTTCTACTAGGAAGTTTGATTGGTACATGTTGAGCAACACATAACATTCTACTTTCTGTCCAGGTTTTATTTCTGAACATATATAAATGAAGATTTCTAACGTGCTTGGATCAGTCACCAACCCAATTGAAAAATTCCTTCAACCCCCCTCGTTATTTTTTTCACTCATCGTACTTTACCAAGGTTTATTCTCGGGTAATGCTGTCACGATCCCACAGCGGTTAAAAGTTCTATTCGGTAATAAGTTCTTTCGTCTATTCTCACTATTTCTAATTACTTTAACATCATCAAGGGATATTGAATACGCAATTTTATCTACTGCGATTTTCGTGACATTCCTTTATGCATTAAAAACTCCCGAGGAGCGTAAAAGTTCTGGTTTCATTTAATTTATATACTACAAGTAGAATGAAGATTCATATTATTGGTGCGGGTCCAAGTGGTATGTCTTTAGCTTGGGAATTTCTCAGAGCAGGAAATAATGACATAACAATTTACGATAGAAAAATATCTGCCGGTGGATCATGGTGGGAACCGGATGTGGAAAGTAGGGACCTTCACGCACATAGAATTGTATTCGATGAAGCGTTTGTCAATACGCAATCTTTATTTTCAGAGATGAACATCAAATGGAATGATATATTTCAACCAGTGGATAAGAAGGAGTATCTACACACCGCCTTTAAATCTATCAGTGTCAGAGATTATACAACCCTAATTTCACTCTTTTCTCGTGTATTTGCACACCCAGATAAATACAAGGGAATATCTCTCAGAGATGCAGTCGGAACTCTCAGTGAAAATGGACAGAACTACATTGAACACTTACCCTTAATAATGGATGGTGTTACTTGGGATGTTATGTCTGCGTATGAATTTGTAAAAAATATAGATCATACATCACTTTCTACTATGCACACACAAAAGGTCTCAGGTAAAGTGATGTGTGACGCTATGGAAAATTGTTTATTAAATAATGGAATTAATTTTGTTTTTGGAGCTGAAATGACTTCTATTGAGTATCGCAGCGATGGCTATTCTGCCAAACTTAGTAATGGAGAAATTATAAATGATGGTATGTTGTTTTTATGTGTAGATAATAGTCCAGCTCTAAAACTCTTGGGTGATAACTGGGGTCCCGACGCAGAGAAAAAACTTAGGGGAAGTACGTATGGCGCTATAAATGTTCTTATAGATTATGATAGGAAACCAATATTGAAAACAGATTTGGAAATAGTGAGTACTACAGAATGGGACTTACAACCTAAGGTATTATTTGGTACTAACACAATATCTTGTGTTATATGTAACCTTACAGAGAATGTATTAAGTTCTAACCCAGATATGATAAAACAAGAGGTTCTCAAACAACTTGGTTTACCTGAACCCATTGATATACGGATTGGTTGGGGTGCGGAATGGAATGGTAAAAGTTGGGACTTTTCACAATCCTCTGGGGTTCTCAGTCTCTATGGTCAGCTCCCATTCTTTGGAAAATGTCCCACGGTTGCGATGTGTGGTATGATGTCGCCACGAAACACACCATATTCGAGCATAGAGGCAGCTATAGAAGTATCTCGGTCTTTGAGTCATGAAATTTTCGGCAGTCGAAAACCACTGAAACCTTTACCTCTTTCCCGGTTTTTATTGTATACAGTTTTGTTACTTATACTTATAGTTTTAGTCTTAGTATATCGTAGATGAAGTTCATAGCACAGGTGTACGAACCTATGCTTGAATTTAATAGTAAAAAGTATATCCGTTATATAATTCCTGCAAATGTCTCGGAAATTATAGAACGAATGCATACAAATAAATCACATCTCCTTGTGAATCAAAACATCGACAACCCCCTCGATGGTAAAGTGCTCACAGTCAAAGTGCCGTTCCGTTATAGGAGAGTGATGTGTGAAGTCAAAGGACGTCCCATTCAGTCTCTAATAAAGGGTGATGAAGTTGAAGTTGTGGTGGACTTCAAGGGTGTATGGAATGTTGGTAATTATTCGGGCTTCTCTTGGATACTCTCGAGTTCTTTCTCTTCCACCGGGGCTTGATTGGGATCTTGGGGGAGTTCAATTGTCTTGAGACCACCCTTCTTGAATCCTTCAAAAGTCTGGAGCATACCCTGAAGCCTGAACACTTCTTGAGTCATCTGTTCAATGTTCACACGAAGCTTGTTAATATTCTCTTCAACGTCTAAAGTGGGCATTTTTATATCTATATAAAGTTTCACATCTTTAAATAAATAGAGTATGACGGTTCTCACAAGAACCGGATACATTATTGACACGGGTCCAATCCAAGAAATTAAAAAAGAACTTACGGTAAGACCTGTAGTCAATGGGGATTACGGATTCCCTCCACCACCTTTCAAGGTTTTCAGACCAGCTAAGAATGGAGTCTGCGTTCCAAGATTCTACGGAACTGCTAAACTTGGGGAACCTGAGGAGGATAAGAGACCTGAGCCCACTCGTATCAACACCAAGTTTGTCGGACAGCTTAGGGATTCCACCCACCAAAACGACGCACTTCGAGCAGCAATTAAAGCAGGGCATGGCGTCCTTTCTTTACCATGTGGGTATGGCAAGACGACGGTATCCTTGGCCATAGCGTGTAAGTTGGGTTACAGGACCATGATTGTCGTACATAAACAGTTCTTAGCAGATCAGTGGCGAGAAAGAATTCAACAGTTTTGTCCAGGTGCCACGATTGGTGTGGTACAACAAGATAAGAAAGAAGTTGAGTGTGACTTTGTAATCGCGATGCTCCAATCACTTTCACTCAAAGAATATTCATTTTCAGATTTTGAGAGTATAGGAACCCTCATAGTAGATGAGGCGCATCATATTTGTGCAAAAGTATTTAGTCAGAGTTTATTTAAAATGTGCCCCAAGCACATCTTTGGACTTTCAGCGACACCCGAAAGAAAGGATGGTCTCACTAAAGTGCTTCATTGGTTTATGGGTCCAACATTCTTTGCAGTTGAGAGAAAGAATCAGGGACAAGTTGAGGTTTTTTCAGTGACTTTCGATTCACCGAATTATAGAAACCCTCCACCCTCTATGAGGAACGGAAAGATTTCAATGCCAAATATGATTACACATCTAGTTGAAGATCGTCAAAGAAACAAGATGCTCGTAGAATTGGTAAAAAAGGCATCGGCGGGTACTCGACAACTTTTAGTTCTCAGTGATCGCCGTCTTCATTGTGAATTTCTTCATCAATGTTTTCCTAAAACTTCAGGACTCTATATGGGTGGTATGAAAGAAGCCGCTCTCCAGGAATCTTCAAAGAAGAAGATCATCTTCGCAACATTCAGCCAAGCCCATGAGGGTCTAGATATCCCAACACTCGATACAGTTATCTTAGCCAGTCCCAAGTCTGACATCACTCAAAGTATTGGGCGTATTATGAGAGAAACCAAAGGGAAGAAGAATGATCCTCATATATACGACGTACACGACCCTTGGTCGATCTTCACAGCAATGTATTACAAGCGAATGAAGGTATACAGACAAGGTGGTTTCAATATCCGCGGAAAGGTTGTGGAAGAAAACAAGAGTGACTTCCCTCAGGGAAAGTGTCTGTTTTTATAATCTGAACATCTATTAAATGTCGGGTGCATTAATACAATTGGTATCCAAGGGAATACAAGATGTCTACTTGACTAGTGACGATGGACATTCATTTTTCCGGATGAAGTTTACGAGACATACAAACTTTTCTCAAGCACCCAAATACATTAAAAATATTTCAGCCAAAGATACGTCTATTAAAATTCCCGTTTTAGGTGATATTATTAATGGGTTATGGTTTGAATCGAGTTCTCTAAACTCTAACTCGAATATCGCATCAAACTTGTTTTACAATTCCACAATAGATCTCTTTATAGGCGGTCAAAAAATAGATTCACAGCCATATGATTACTTTGGTGACATATGGCCAAATTATTTAGCTGACACTTGGAATAAAACACAAGAACTTAATAACAAAACTTCAACATCCAACTTTACATTTGTTCCACTTCATTTCTTTTTCTGTGATCATAAAGCATTTTTACCTCTCGTAGCACTTCAAAATCATGAAGTTGAAATACGAATTAATTTTGATGAAGCAAACTTAGCTACTATAGGAGCCGACGATAAGACTGCTAAAATGTATGGAAACTATATATATCTAGATCGAGATGAGAGAGAATCACTTGTTAGTCGATCACTGGATTTTGTGATTACTCAAGTTCAAAAGATAGAATTCCCTCTCACAACTACGATAGATAACACATTGGCTAGTAATGAAAATGTCTGTGATATATCCGCTTTTAATCACCCAGTTAAATCATTATTCTTTGGATTTGGTGCAAATAGTGACGATTTCGCAAATGATCGTTTTACATTTAAGAGTGCTGAATTACAAATAAACGGGATACCTCTACTCGAACAGATGAGTCCTATGTACTTCCATACCGTTCAAAACTATTATAAATCATCATTCGGAACGTCTGATTTTATCGCTGAAAGTCAGGTATTAATGTATACTCGATTTTTCGCCTATCACTTCTGTATGAACGCATCAGACTATAATCCATCTGGTTCTTGTAATTTCAGTCGGCTCGATAACGCCAAGTTAACCATCAGAGGCGCAGAGAAGGGTTTAAATAGACCAGATAACCAGGGACTATTTGTATACGCCGTAAATTATAACGTGTTGAGAATCAAGGATGGTTTAGCAGGAATTTTATTCGGTAGTTAATGTATAGATGGGTAGAACTGTTCGTTTCGATCATATTTTCGTGTCGAATATGGACGCTGATCCCACAGAGCAGGATATTCTCACCACAGTTCGAAGTATTATTACAAGTGAGATTGAAGCTGATGAGATTGTGGTCGATCGTATAGGTATTGCGAATACAGCCCCAACAAAAAGTTTCTCTATCGGTGCTGATCTCTTTATGCAAAGTGGTCAAGAAATCATTTTGGACGTCTCTAAAACTATTAAGACGGCGCGTATGAATGTAAGTGATAAAATTGGTGTTAAAACTACTACCCCCCTACATGATTTTCAAGTTGGTGATAACCAAGAATTTTTTATAGGTGTCGGTAATCGTGATCTCGTCACAGTTAACGGTAACGTTCTCACATATAATCTGATATTAACAAATCAACTTGAATTAGCAGATAAAATCAAGATAAATAACAGTGATTCAAATGTTCTACATGTTACCGGTAATACCTTTACAACAAACGCGACTGTAGGAACATCGTTAACAGTGGGTACAGAATCTAATCCTGGTTCTGATGTCGCCACATTCAAAAATGGTAATGTTGTAATAGAAAATGGAGAACTCCAAATTACAGGTAATGTAAGTATTAGTGGTAATCTCGCAATTACAGAAATTCCAGATTATTTACAAGTGAACAGTCTTGTCATATCAAATGCCGTCATTCAAATGGCCACCGACCCCGCGAATCTTGGTGCATTCTCCGGAAATGACGGAACGTATGATATGGCTACATTAATGGTTCAAAAGGCTGGAGACGCTAATGTGTTTTTCGGGTACACGCAAAGTGACGACACTATGAAATTAGGTCGTACATTCGGTGGACCTCTCGACCAAAACTTTACGATCGATCCAGCGACTACAACGAATCTTCATATTTTTGGAGAATTATACACACAAAATAATGTGGGTATAGCCAACACGTCACCAGATTATAGTCTTTCCGTAGGTTCGAATGTATACATAAATGATACCGCAACATCATCTGCGAATGTTTTACATGCCAATGGATATGGGTATTTTAAGGGTATGAGAATAGGTGATGACGGACTCACTGTGGGTAGTCTCATCACATTAGATGCAGATGCGGCGATACCGATGGTGGTGACATCCACTATTCAAGCCCATAGTATTCAAACAACTGGTAACACACCGACGGGTATAGCTAACACAAATCCAACTGATACATTCTCAGTTGGTGATGAATTTTTCATAAACACATCTCCCAACGCAGCGAATACCTTAACAATTCTAGGTAATACAGTGACAAATCGTCTCATCACGCAATCTATTCGTGTACAAGATTTCATCGAGGTTGAAGGTGATTCAGGAATTACGTCTACCGCGAACGTGCTCGTTCACGCCGATACAGATGATGGTGACTCCGTTTCAAATGCTGTAGTGCTCAAATCTGGACCACTCACGGCAAACATAAGTGCGATTGAGATATATGGCGCTAAAACTTCAGCCAGTGGTCAAAATATCCGATTCTTTACCAAAAATACTGAGAGAATACGCATAGCATCTAATGGATATGTTGGTATATCTAATACAGAACCCAGTGAACATTTAACCATTGATGGTAATCTCAAAATCAATGGTAGTAACGCGGCCATATTTGGTAATACAGAGACAAATATGAAGATATTCACGAGTCCGGTGACGAAAGAAACTCGAATCGAAAATATCGTTGGGAGTGGTAAAGGTATCAACTTTTTTGCGAGTACGACCGCCTCCATGGGTACACCAGCACTGACCGTTTTAGAAACGAGTAATGTTGGTGTGGGTACTTCGGTACCTCAAGGGCGTTTTCATGTATCTGGTGGCACAGCCTTTATTAATGATCAAGTTGTTAATCGAAACGGAGTGAGTCACCTCGGGACTCCACTGGTAGTTACCAACACTTCACCAATTACGAGTTCATCCGATTTCAAAAATGTCATGCAACTCACGCGTGAAGGTGGTATAGATGGCCAACATGGTGTTCGAGGTCTCTTCCAGATGGGGAAACATGGAACCGTTTCAGGGACAGCTCGTTCTCAATTGAATCTCTCTCTGGCGGGAGATGATTATAACACCATGAATAATGTGATGACGTGGCGAAGTAATAAGCGCGTGGGAATTGGTACAACAACACCAGCGTCACATTTAGAAATCATCACAACTGGAATAGGAAATTCGGTAACTAACGGTCTTCTCGTACATAGTGAAAAGATTGGTGATATCGCAGATGACGCCATCGTAGCCATGAGGGCTGATAGTACAAGTTCAAACTCGTTTGCTTCGTTTATTCAAGCTGACAATGGTAATCTTCGCGGCTATTCTATGGGTATAACAGGAACTGATGGCGACTTCAGACTTACTAAAAATCCTGATGTGATTAATGATTCAACGACAAGTCGGATCTTTATTGATGGTACTTTTGGTAATATGGGAATTGGTACAGACGCACCTAGGGCTAAATTGGAAGTAAATGGTAATGTTGTGATTGGTAACGAACTCTATTTTGGTGGGCTAGTTTCTGATGGATTTAGTAATACTTTTATCAAAGAACGACTGGTTAGTACAGACATATCAGAACTGTTAATTTTTAAAGGTAATGAAGGTCCCGGTGCTGCTGGCCCAGATCAACTACGATTTGTTGGATCGCAACAAGTATTTCAGACGTATAGTGAACCTGAATTGAATGAAGCAGCTAAGGTCGATATGGAAGCTGGTACTTCAAGTTTACTTAAGCCGACTATGTTCTTATCTGCGCAGGGTAAGGTTTTGATAGGAACATCTGACGAAAGTAAAATCCAACAAACCGCGACAACACAGTTGTTTGTAAATGGTGGTATCGAATTCGCTGGTGGTCAAAAAGTCAATTTCGGTAACCTAGACATCTTCGCTTTAAGTGATGGTGCTCGTTTTGAGACCATTGGAACTGTTGATATGAGATTTCAAAATAAAGCTACAGTTGGTACGTCTGAATTAAACGCGACTGAAGCTATACGAATTAAGAATACAGGACTCGTGGGGATAGGGACCAACGCCCCGGATACAAATGTGCACATCTACTCCGGTGTCACAACAGACATAGATGTTCTTAAATTACAAAGTCCGGGAACCAATAACAAAATAGGTGTCAGTTTGAATACAAACGATAACTATGGAGGGTATGTGAGGGGTTTCAGTAACACACAGCACTCAATACATGGCACAGTCTTAGGTGCGGTCAAAAATAGCGTTGAAGTTGATGGTATTCATATAATTGATTCTGGTAATGTGGGTATCGGAACTGTAAACCCGAGTGAACACTTTACAGTATACGGTGGTACAACTCGCATCGAACATCCAACGAGTAATGCCATCTTAGAATTTAAAACAACTGGGGGTGTCTCCAGTATTTACGGTGACGTTTCAGGTAACGTGTATATCGACCCATATTCGAATGAGATGATCATAAACAGTAACTTGGAAATCATGGGTGATCTCTCGATCGATGGTAAGATCGATCTGGGTAACCAAGTCGCCGTCGATCTCGGTGAGGCAACCGCGAACACAGCACTTCATGTCGGTGGTGGCTTTATCTCAGGTTCGAATGAAGTCGCATGTAAGAGATATTCTAAAACCTTTTCAATCGTGACGACTAATGGTCAAGATGTACAAATAACCTTCCAACCCCAAACATTTTACGCTAAGATTGTCGCTCAATTGAGAGAGACGAGTGATGTCGACAACGTAAGTACCATGATACTTGAAGTACAAGGTGGTACACACGACGGAACAGCCCCGAATGTTGACATAGCTATTGGTACTAAAAATATGTTCAGTGGTCTGAATTTGTATCCATGGAGTTCCACTGTGGTGACAGGGACACGCTCAGTACAGATCGCACCATACATCACCGACGGGAAATTTTATCCGAGTGGTGTGTCGACCGGTCAAACTGGTAGAAACTACACATATGATATTTTCGTGGAAGTTGTATCTGGGGTTGGTGGTGGAGTAAAACACTTTACACATAACATAGGTAACAGTACTAGTGTGACCTTAGATAACGGAGGTGGTGGTAACACGAATCTGGGTGGTTCAGGTTTCGAGTACACATATTAAATTTACTACAAGGGAAAACCCTGCGGTAGATAAAAAAGTAATTATGCCCTGATGGAATCAGAGACGGCTAGAGCAATCACGCCGACAATGAAAGCCATGACGACATAATTGAGTTCAGTTTCTTCACGGCCAATCGTTGGTTTATCTTCCTCGACTTCGAGTTCCACGATTGGCTTTTGCTGTTTGACTGGAGGATTCAGTTCCTCCAGTGGACAGTACGCTATCATTTATATATATTTAGAGATTAATTTCAGTCTTCTTCTTTCGTCTCGTCCTTTTGGGTTTAGAAGAGTTAACATTTACTTGTCTGAGCTCACCCCCAGTTGAATCACCGGAAATGGACATAATATCGGAAACATCATCATCGTCATCCTCCTCACGGATGGTACCCTGTGTTCCCAAGTTAGTGTTCATTGGGGGTGGGGGTGGCATAGAAATCCCACCCATGAGACTTGAAATGTCGAGTCCGGGACCCTGCATCTCGTATTGCCCCGAACCACCCACAGGTGCATCAACCGCTGGACCACCCGTATTGCGAGTTGTGTTTTGAACAGCACTCATCATACTCTTGATGAGATCGGGGTTCTGCTTCATGACATCGTTCATATTGGGCATCACCGATTTGAACATACTATTGGTAAGATGGAACATCATAGCAGAGCCACCGAGCATCATAATCAGCTTGACCTCTGGGGCGATGTTCACCTTGGATCGGTACTTCACATAGAGTTCCTCAAACACACCATCATAGTCATCCACATTTTCCATCACTGATTCAGACCACCCCTCCAACTGGACCTCGAAGGGGTTGTACCTCTTGTTCAAAAACTCGAGACCGGTTACACAGGCGACGAGCATCCTCCGAGAAAAGCGTACAGATTGTTCAACATCTATACTGTATGTGATCCTCTTTACTTCCGAACGAAGTTCATCAACATTTGAATAGGCATTCAGGCGTTTATTCACGGCAAACCCCTTCTTCTCTAAACGCCCAAGTTTATTAATCAAATCTGCCTTCTCTTCATCGATGGAACCGTAGCCCTTTGAAGGCTGTTCCTCCTGCTGACCAGAACCCATGTTCATGTCATCATCGAAAAATGTTGGTTCATCCTCACCATAATCAATCTCCTCCTCATCACCCGGAGGGGCGGGAGTATTCTGCTTATTGGGGTTCGCGAAAGCATCCATAGCTTCTTGTTGCATCTGGGGTGTGGGTCTGGACATATGGTTCGTGGGTCGTGGAACACGCTGAGGACGGGGAGCAGATATTTCAATCTCATCCATCAGGGCCTGTTCATCTGCATCTAATTTCATCACATGTGTGGATCCCCGATCGATTACAATTTCTTCGTCCATCTACTCTCTATATGGAAACTAAAAAAATACCTTTAACGCAGTTTAGAAAAATATATTGGTCTATTATAAATGTTTAAGCTTAACCAGCAGAACCGCACCGCCCTCATGTCCATCGCCATTTTGTTGGTGATCATTTTTGCCCTGAGTGCCAACAAGAATATCAGCAACTACCAGCCCATGCCTATTATTATCAAGACTGTGAACGAAAAGTCTATGTTTAATCTTGAGAACAGGATTGAATGTGCCCCGGGTCAAGGTAAGAAGGGTAGTGCTTACACCACTGGTCTCACCCCCGGTGGTATCTGTGGTGCCCAGCAGCTAGTCAGTGAACACGCTGGATACGCCATCGAAGATGGAATTGGTGGATCTTTAATCTAAGCTAACTATAAATGGCGACCCCAGATCTCAACTACGAATATCATACTATTACCATTGATTCGATTGGTCAAAGTAGTGCGAACACTTTTACTTGTTTCCTTCAACAGCCACTGAAAAATGTTGTCCAGGCTAAGTTAGTGTGTGCTCGTATCCGGACAACTTCCGCTACGGAACATTGTTACGTCTCTATAGACGAACTCGATTCTATCTTTTCTGATCGCGCCTCTAATGTACTCACCGGTCAGGCTTCTATGAGCGTTCTTAGAGGTTCATTTGCGAGTATCGTCTCTGATGCCTCTGATGTAATCAAATTTAAGGATGAATATCCAATTTTCACCCAGTATATAGACCCAATTCGTCGTTTAGATCGTTTCGCAGTTACTATCCGTAACCAAGATGGTAATACGATTACCCGTGCGACCGCCACAGATAAAAATATTTTAGTCCTCCGATTTATGTGTATGAAAGGTAATATGTAATTTTTCTCCCGTTAAAGTAGTATACCATGTCTGCAGGTGTTGTTCAATTGATTGCTATAGGTGCCCAGGATATGTACATCACGGGTAATCCTGAAATATCTTTCTTCAGTTCAACATTCAAGCGACATGCTAATTTTTCACAGTCCATTGAAAAACAAACCATCCATGGAGCAGTGAAAAACAATTCTATGTCCAGTATTCAATTCGAACGATCTGGTGACCTTCTAGGCTATGCCTATTTTACCATCGACGATACCACACAGGCTCTTGATACATCCAATTGGGGGTCCATCATCGATAAAGTGGAGCTTCTGATAGGGGGGTCTGTGGTCGACACACAAGATTCAACCTTTACAGAGAAGATTGCCATCGATACGTTCGCCCAAAACGTATCTAGGAGTGCTCAAGGTACACACCCAGGTGTGAGCGCTAGATCTTATTTTTATCCTCTCCGTTTCTTCTTTTGTGAGGGGCCTCAATGTGCTTTACCACTCGTAGCCTTGAACTATCATAATGTAGAGCTCCGCATTTATTGGGCGACGACTGCATCCAATTACAACGTTGAATGTTTCGCCAATTACTATTACCTCGATAACGAAGAACGTGGAAACATCGCCTCTCGTAAGCACGATCTCTTAATTACCCAAGTACAGAAAAACATCCCCTCGAACTCTATCGTTCAAGAACTCACGTTTAACCATCCAGTGAAGTATCTCGCATCATCGGATACGACAACGGACGGTGCCCTCACATCCCCTACGAATAAGATTAAATTGAATATCAACGGTCTTGATGTGAGTAATTATAGATGGGGAAAACCACATTTCATAGATGTAATGAGCTATTATCACACAAACTTTGTAGCTTCTCCCGATTTTTTCTTGTATCCGTTTTGTCTCTCTACGAGCTCTCTTCAACCCACAGGGACTCTTAATTTCAGCCGTCTTTCTTCAGCGAAGATTATGAGCGAAGATTTACCTATCAACGATCCGATTTATGCGGTCAACTATAACATCCTCCGTATCGAGAACGGTATGGCTGGTCTCTTGTACGCAAATTAAAATGACATTCTATATTAAATGGTCAAGAACTTGCCGACAGTGGAACGTTCCACCAAGATTAGGTTCGGTAAAA